ATATCGCAATCCTTATTGCGAATTAAACCACTATAGGTTCCACCCCAATGTTCTAAAATAACTTCTTTGTTTGATACTTCTACTAATTTCTTATAAGTTTTTAAATACGGATCATGGGATGATTTCCTACCCCAATGAATCGAATTTATAAACTCACCATTTTGCTCCCATTTAACAGATACAGATTTATATAAAGTGGGAGCTGATTGTGCTTGATGTTTATTAGTCCAAGTTCCAAGTAACCATGATAAAAAGTTTGTCATTAATCGTCATACACTAAGCACTCTGGTTCGTCTGGGTGCTGATCACAGAATAGTTCTAACGCATTTGGATCGTGGTGATCTCCTGCTACAATCTCATCATGATGATGCTCTTCATATTCTATGAGATCATGTAACTCCTCTTTAGCATGTCTGCGAGCAGCAGGGTTTGCTAGTGGATCATCAACGATCTCTTTATCTTTTTGAATGTGGTCTTCGATACTTCGCATTGTACCTCCTTGATACATTAGTATTTATGGGCATTACGAAGATTTCCTTGGTATCGAATCCTTCAATAGTAATGCTTGCGTACTCATATTAGTACCAACAATCTTATGTGTCAACCCCCCAATGACATACCTTCCACTATATTTTCTATCTACGTCTGTAGTAGAATTCCTTTTATATGTTGCAGGTAAAACTACATTAATTCCATTTCCTGCATACAGATCAAGATTACCAGGAAATTTGATCATCAACTTAATGTTCTTTAAAGACTCAATTCTCATCCATTGGTATGCCTGAAGTTCTACCAATTCCTCATAATTTTTTTGAGGGTTATTTTGAAATTTTGGATCAAAAATTTGATTTGATAGAATAGTATATCTTGTGCGTCTTGGATATTCAACAATTTGTTTAATGTTATTATCTAATTGTGATAATGGATTGACCGATTTACTCTCATTTAAATGTGACATCTTTGGCCATATTGCATCTATACCATAACGGTAAGCATCCACTGACATATCTGTACTCAATCCCATCTTAGATTGTGTTACGGTAACAGGATCAAACCCTATACTAAATCCTGCCCAAGCACCATTACGCAATCCAGTTAGAAAGTCTCTTTCTTCTGGAAATACTATAGTCTCAATTTTAAATTGATCACTAGCACCTGCATCAGATGATTTTGTTGAATACACATAGGTGTATAACTTACTTTCACCTGTAGTAAAATTAGTTTTTGACTCGCTTTGATCGTTTACATTATCAATAATTTTATCAATAGACTTGAAATTATAACCTAAACCATTTTCCCAAAAAAGAAATCCATTTTGAAGAGTACCACCCTTCCTTGCTTTTCGTGTTGACCTTTGTGAAAGCCAATAGATACAATCAAACGGTCTCCAATTTGTTGCTATAAACTGCTGTTTGTTTGTAGATTCTTCAATATAAATTTTCTTTTGAGTTTTTATATACCTATTATCTGTCTTCAAAATTTGCTCTACAATCTCAGAAGATGATGTAGAATCAAATACAACTTGACTATTTCCAAATACATTAGCGATCTCATTCTGGAAAAATTCATCACTAGCACAATTAACAATAAATGAATCTGCGGTGTTTAATCTTGTTCTTGACTCAATATCATATGCTCGAACATAATAAACTCTGTCCATAATTGTTCCACTAATTATAATTCTGAACATCTCAGATCCAGTCATGGCACCTATAAATCCAGAACCATCATTAAAGAGAAGTTTTACCTCTATGGTTGATGAAGTAATACTTTCATAGATTTCAATACCTGTAATGAAATCGTAGATGTCATCTGCACCATCAGAACTTTGAAGTTTATTACCATTCCTGAAGACATTAACTTTTACCTCAACATCACCTGCTTCATTTCTTCTAATTGTCATCTTAATAAACCTCTCAAAGGATTAAGGTATGATTGTAAAGTAGATGCAATAGATCCTTTTCCACCTGAACTACTTGGAATCATTTGTGGTTGACCACCACCAGTCTGTCCTGCCACTGATGCTAGTGCTGTATTTGCTGCTTGGATCGCTTGACTATTTACCCCATTTTGTGCAGCAACTGCTGCCATGACTTCTTTAATCATTTCTTGACTTCTCTCAGTTACCTGACGACGTGCATTATTCCTTTCTCTTGTCTGGTTCTCCAGTCTTTGCTTTTCTCTTTTTTCTTGGAATTGACTTGCAGGAGCAGCACCACGAGAAATATTTTTATTTCCTAATCTCCCCCCTGTAGAATTTCCACCAAATATATCCCCCATTCTTTTTGTTTCTGGAGAACGTTCTTGCATTTTCTTCTTTTTAGCATCGTCTGAACGAGCACCTTCACGAGCACCTTCACCTATATGTCCTTCAAGACTATTACCACCAGCATAATTCTTACCAGCTTCTGATAAGATAGGTGTAGTACCTGCTTTAGCACCAACATACTTAAAATGAGCACTGTCAGGATTATGGTTATAAACATATTGCCAACCATAACGTTTACCATTTGCCTTCATCCATTGATATCCTTCACCATTAATATCAAGTGCTTCACCATATAGATGATGTGAATTAGGATCTCCACCAATTTCACTATTTTTAGATTTACTTCTACCAGAACTTCCAACAAATGATCCTAGATCGATTCCAGAATCTCTCATTGCTGAAGCAAACATTTGTGCTGCTGGTTGTGAGAATACTAGAGGTCTACCACTTTGATCCCTTGTTCCTGAAACAGTAAATCCAGAACCTGTATCAGGGTGTGATGCAGGTACGACAGCCTTTACTTTATTTTGTGTTTTTGTCTTCTTATTGTTACTCTCTGGTTTATCACCAAATCCAAAGAAACTTTTAACACCACCCATAAAGTTTGATAATATGCCACCATTCGGTCTTCTTCCCGAACCACTGTTAGATGAAGACACAGCAGTTTTATCTTTCAACTTACCAATATCGAATCCACCAACTTTTAATGCTCTAATCATACCTTTACTATACTTGTCAGTAGTAAATCCCCTTTTAATATTTTCAGGATCTGCATTAGGTGAATATGCTGGAGCAACTGAAGCAATACCATCTAAAACATTACCAAAAGCATTGTAGTTTCCAGGATGATTGCCTACATCATGCCAAAGTTTAATATTATCGCTTACTGCACGGTTTAGATTATCATATTTCGACCAACCTATTTCAAAACCCTTTCTAGGAATAGTACCAAATCCTCTGTCACCAGTTTGACCAAAAGCATTAGTTCTGCTTGTGGCGGTATAAACACTCTTAGTCCTAGGATTTAGGTAGTTTGATTCATGCATTGCCTGAGCAGCAACAATTTCAGGGAATTTTGCTCCTCCTGCTATTTTTGCTAGATTATATACATGATCAAATGCACCTTTCTGCGAAAGCATCATACCTTTTGGTAGAGTTCCTCCATCAGCAAAACCAGGTAAATTAAATCCCTGACTCTTAGCTTCACCTATTCTCTTTTGAGTTAGGTGTGGTTGTGTTTTTGTTCCAGGAGTATTAAAAGGAACGACGAAAGCTCCCCCATCGCTCTTTCTAGCAACATATTCACGTCCGTGTCCGATGAACGAAGTGGATCTCCCTCCATCCAATGATACGGGATATCCTGATTGTGGTCCATTAATCCATCCTCCTTGTGCAAGTGAAGGTACAAAACCGCCCATAGACTTTTCTATGGTGACAGTAACATTACCTTTATCATTTGGATCTGGTCCTCCACCCGATCCATCTTCATTTAGGTGTTGGTAAAGTTTATATCCACCATAAGCAGCACCTGCTAGTAATCCAAGTGCTCCAGCTCTACCTAGTAATCCTCTTCTACCTCTAATTAGATTATTATGAAGGAAGATAAGTACATTACCAAAATCTGTAATAATTCTAGTTGGATTACTTAACCAACGCATACCTAATAATAAAGTTCCAAGTCCAGTTAATCCCTTTACAAGTCCTCCTATTTTTTCCCAAGGACTAGATGTATCTGATAATAACGTATATAATCCTTCAATAGTATTAACAACACCAAATTCTGCGACTTTAAAAATAAACGTTGCTAACTTAGAAATAGCTTCGATCATATTTGATACTTTTTTCCTGTTCGCAGGATTAGACAACCATTTCAAAGCAGGAATAACAATTGCTGCTTTAATTAGTCCACTCAACATCTTGAACAGACCTTCCAACCAACTTTTTTTCTTTACTAAAGCAGCAGGACTAAATCCAGCGAAAGGTTTCTTCTTTTTTGTTTTTGTATAGTTTGCTTCAAAATCTTTTAGAGATTTCCTTGAAAGTACTAACTTTTCAAGTTGAATTTTTTTAAAATCTTTAGCGATTACTGCAATAGAGTTTACAGTTGCACCCAAATTGTTGATAGCAGCAGTATTTGCAATAATGGGTTTCAACTCCATTTTTGTTTTTGCACTTACATTAGGTACCTGTATCTGTACAAATTTATAGAAATTAATTTTTGAATTCTTTTGTATCGCCATTATTGCATTCTCTCAAGTAATGAATTCGGTGCAGAGATTATTATTTGGTTACCCCCAGTATTTATTGCTACTGCTTGAGGAATAGGAACAATCTTTTCAATGATCGTGGGAATAGGAATAAACTCCATAGCTTGTTCCATAGCATACTGAGCAGAAATACCACCCTCGGTTAGTGCTTGCTGATGTGCTGACTTTACTGCACCAAGAATTTTAGGATCGATACCCATCTCTGCTGCAATTTGTGTCATAGCAGTAATTTTATCACCACCACCAAACAAACCAGTAACTGCTTTAAGAACTCCTCCCATGCCCTGTTGTTCTGCAATACTACTAATGAGACCCATAGGATCTTGCCTAAATGAGTCTATCATTGCCATTCCCTTCGTAACCATAGCACCCATTTCAGGATTGAAAGCACTTAAAGCACCTCCATAGTTACCATTCATAATATCAGAAGCAATACCACCCCACTTAGGATTAAACGTATTTAAAGCACCCAAATAATTGCCACCCATAACATCACCAGCAATACTTCCCCACTTTGGACTAAACTGACTTATACCACCAGTAATGGCAGCCTGCCAATTTCCACTCAAAGCATTAGTTGCTACCTGACCCCAAGGACTAGCCATAAAGTTCTGAACCTGACCTACTACTCCACCCACGCCAGGAATCATACTCAACGCACCCAAAGGATTACCACTAGCAACCATGTTAAGTCCTGCCAGTATTGGACCAGCACCAGGAATAAATTGTGCTCCAATTTGGACTATAGGGTTGTTTACTACCTTACCAACTGTATTAATAATACCACCACCGATTTTCTTAATACCCTTCCATAGACCACCAAGAAACATATCTTGAGGTTTTTCCTTTCTATTTGGAAATAAGTCAAGAAAATCCCACCATTGATTTTTCTTAATTTCTTCAGTCTGTTTCTTTTCTGGTAAAGGTTCTGCCTTCTTATCTTTACCAGTAAACACTCCTGCAAAATCCCACCATGCCTTCTTCTTCTCTTTCTTCTCCCCCTCTTCATCCTCGTCCTTGAATGGACTCATGAGTGTACTAACAATCGTACCAAGACCAGGTAATTTAGATAAAACCTTATCAATACTATCTTTAAATCCTCTTGCACCTATAGCATCGACTACTGCTTCTTCACCTTGTTGTAATTGAGGAACAAAGTCACGAACGAACATATATCCGTCCATAAGCATGGACAGAACACTAGTAGCACCACCAGTAGCAAGACCAAATACATCTAAAATACCAGAAGTACCTTCAATCAATCCACCGATAGAATCACCTTGCGAAAAACGTTGATAAGAAAAGAAGAGGTTTACAAGACCACCAACAACAGGAAGAATTGCTGCTGCTCTTTTTCCTAACTTACTACCCGCCTTTGCAATACCCTCAAAACCAGAAATACCTTTCTTTCTAAGAACCTCCGCTGCCTTATCCATTCCAGGGATTTTCATCAACATGTCTATCAATCCCTGACCAATTGCTTTGGCTTTCTTACCAATAGGTTCAATAATTGGTTTAATAGGATCTAATACTTTTTCAGTAAGATATTTTTGAGCACCAGAACTAAGATTCTTAACTCCTGCGTTAAATTTATTTCCTGCAGCAGTTGCCCACTTTGAACCTTTGTCTGCAATTGCATTGCTTGCTTTAACAACATTATCCCATTGCCTTTGTGCTCCCTTTGATAAATTGCTATATTGTTCTCCTGCCCAAGCAGGTAAATTTTTCAGACTTTTCGTAACCGATCCAACAGCATCCTTACCTTTTTGAACACCTTTATCAAAAAGACCTGTAAAGAAATCCCCAGCTTTCTGTAATTTTGTTGGTTTGTACTTTACTGGTTTTAAATTAAGTCTCTTCCATGCCTTAAATGCTTTTGTGGCATCACCACCAGAGTTACTTAATGCATTAGCATATGCTCTAGCAGCATCATCACCATATTCTGCAAGAATTTTCTTATATTGTTTTCCTGCTGCGTCACCAAACTGATTAATAATAGTTTTTGCTTTAAGTCTGCCCCTAGGTCCATCTATATTAGGATCAGCACCAGATGGGTTTTTTTGAGATGGTTTATTATTATAATTCTTAGGTTTCTTGGGGTTCTTAAAATCTCCACCACCGAGTAAATCGACCAATCCTATAATATCACTAATAATACTAAATGGGTTCATCAGGTACTTTAACCCGATCAAACCCTTCATTATATTTCCAACACCACCTAACCTTTCTGCAAATGTTCCATTAGGATCCGTTAAAGAAGAAAATCCGTCTAGAATATTATTAGTAAATCCTGCTGCCCAACCAAATATTTTTTTGAAAACAAAGTGAGTCTTCTCTAAAAAATCTGCTAACTTCTTTTGATTTGCTGGATTACTAACCCACTCAAGTACACTCTTTGTAATAGCAATTTTAGCTAAAAATCCGAGAAATTTTCCAATTGGTGCTAAAAACTTTTCTATCCAACTAAGACCACCCTTAGCAATCTTTAAGGAACTTCTGGTTAATTTAGGTTTTTGTTTTGATACCTTCTTATTTTCTACTTCTTCTTCTACTGCCTGATCTAATTCTCTTCTATCTCTACGACGTTCTGCTTTTGCTCTTAACTTATCATTCTTTATTTGACGAATTGAAATCTTTTCTATATCACTAACAACCGTTCCTATTGAGGAAATTGTACCTCCTAGTCTATTCAATGCTAAGGTTTGTTTTCTTGCAGCAGCAACTGTTGGAGACTTCGTAGTTGAAACTCCAGGATTTACAAATTTATAGGTTTGTAGTTTAGCCACCAGATGCTTGTTGCTCCTTCATTCTACGTTCCTCTTCTTTAAGGAAATTGACTAACATATTCACATAGATCTCTTTTTCCCAAGGCATCAGATTATCAATATACTCGATATTCCATTTGTGATGATGTATTAGGGAAAAGTTACCTTCATAATAAGCCTGTAGATTGGTGTGAAGAAGAGCTATTCGAAAAAACTCGCTAGACCCTCCAATACAACATCACTTTCAACTCCAGTATTAGGGTTAGTAACCTTAACAGTGTGAGTTAATTTAGGCATTTTTTCAAAAAAGTCCTGTATCATCATGAATTGCTTACTATTCATTTGATCAAAAAATTCTATTAGTTCCTTTTTAGGAACAGTAGAACAATCATAAACTTGATTAGCATCACTAATCGATTCTACACAACTAGCTGCCATATCAAAAACTTGATCAACACCCGCACCCTCACCAAAGTTCATAGCAACGAATGTTTCAAGACTGGGGTATCCCATTGTAATAGCAACTTCCTCAGAAATCTTAAGATCTTTTTTATGACCTCTAGTTTTCTTGACTTTAATTTCGTCTAAAGGAATAGAAACTGATACACTAGTTTCATCATCATCAGGACAAACTACATTAACATCTACACTTTCACCAACAGATTTTGTACGAACCTGTAAAAAAACAAATTCAATATCAAATGTAGCAAGTTTCTCTACATCTGTAATGTCTGTGCATTCTTTAATGATATTTTTGATTGCATCAACAATAGTAGTTTGTTCGCCACTTTCAGTAGCTAAGAGAAGGATTTTCTCCTCCTTTACAAGAAATGGTCTAAAATTCACAGTCCTACCGTCAGACGGTAGTTTCAATTTGTACTTAGGTACACTAATCTTAGGTAATGCCATAGATATTCACATCAGTACATTTATTTAGGCGAGACCAGTGAGTGTCAATGCTGCGTTAACGATAGTCTCTAAAACTGATTGATTATTAGAAGTGGATTGAGTCGTAACATCATCTAAATTTGTACCAACAGTAAGATAGTTAATAGTATCACTGTCAAACTGATCAGCAGTATAGAAACGATATCTCTCGTAATAAAAACCAACACTCAAAGTCATTGTCTGAGCATTCTGGTTATTCAATTGAACCGAACCAATATTATATGGATATAAGTTTCTTAGTTCCCAACAACCAGTTAATTGATACTTTCTTGCTAGTAAAATATCTGCGTTTCCACTTTCTCTTATAGCACTAATCAAATCAGGATCAGTAACTGCTAAACCTCCACCACCTCTTTCCCACTTGTAAATCATCATTCTAGGACAAACATAATCCTCGTAATATCTTGTATATTGCTCACTATCACTTGCCATCATAGTTGTCCATCTCTCAAAGTAATTTCTTGAGTATTGAGAACGTGGCATTCTAAAGTTTATACTAATCTGACTATATGCTGTATTTGTTGCATACTTAAATGGTGATCCAACATAAGGAGTTTGTGAAGTAGTAATTTGTTTACTTGGAAGATTTACGCTATCAGCATAGTAATCAAGTAACCAATTCAAATCATTATTTTGATTAACATCGAATACTGTTGGTTTAGTTGGTCCCACTAGAACAAGAGGGGTTTGCAACATCCTCGGTGACGAAAATCTTACCGAATATAAATTAGTAAAACTAGGAGAATTGTCTTTGCCTTTAGTCCTAGACAAAAACTCCTGAAATGAAGGATATCTCGCTGCTGTAGGATTTGGTATTGCCATTAGATTTTAAGTTCCTTTTCTGTGACTACCATAAATTCCCAACCGTGATCTTTACAAAACTCAGTCGCTGCTTTGAACTTTGCTTGATTTACGGCATAAGTCATAACTTCATTGATATATCTTTTAGTATTTCGTTTTTGGGTTTTTGGTTCTTTCGTCTGATAAGATGGTTTAACTTCTGCAATATATTTCTTTTTTCCTACTTTAACGTAGAAATCTGGAAAATATCTATGTCGTTTACCATCAACAGGTGAAATATAAGGTATAATAAACTCTTCACTACTCCATTCTTCTACAGAAGCACTAGATTCACACCATTGCATAAATTTATACTCCCATGAGGAGCGATATACCACGTTTCGTGGATCACCTTTGTATTTCCTAGGATTGGAAACACGATATTTACCTCGATATCTCATAAATACATACAGGTCACGTAGTATTTAGGTAGAAAATTGACAATATACCGATATCCCTTAAGTCCACCCGTAACTGGAAGCACTGATGTAGATAATCCTACAAAGCAGGTTGACTATGTAATGTTTCAAAGAAAAAGAATAAAGTATGATGATCAGAACAGTTCTGCTTATTATGGATTGAATATTCCAAACAATACAGTTGCGATGGATAAGAATCCTGATCGAGTGTATATCGCAATGCCTCAGAATCTCTCAACTCAATATGCACCAACATATCGTCAAGTTGATGTAGGTGTTACTGGAATGGCAATGGCTACTGGAATGGGTGTTGACACTTTTGATTCGGCTGCTAATGCATTACAGAAAGCTGCTAGTGATGCATTACCAGAATTTATAGCTGGTACCCTAGCAGATGCTTCTGCTGGTGCTGCACAGTTTTTAGGACTAGCAGGTAATGCTACTGCAAATGATATAATGGCATTATCTAAAGGAAAGGTTTTTAACCCTTACACTGAGCAATTATTCAGTAATATGCAGTTTAGAAATCATAATTTCTCATTTAAGTTTTTTGCTCGTAGTGATAGAGAATCTAGGGAAATTAATAAAATTATTAAATATCTGAAAAAGGGTGCTTTACCGATATACGGATCATCAACTAATCTCAGCGATGAAGGTGGTGCTGCTGAGATTGATACTACATTAGCAAGTACAGGAGCTGCTCGTTTCTTCGAAGTTCCAGACAAATATGATATTAAATTTATTCGTTTAGATCCTCTATCAGGACAGTTAACAAGTGTAAGTGCAGATCTTCATCATAAAATTCATACATCTGTGTGTACTGGAATTGATGTAAATTACACTCCAGACGGTCAATATAATGCGATCAAAAATGCAACACTGGGTGTAACGGATAATGCACCACTACAAGTTCCTGCAGTTACAGTAAATTGCAGATTCACAGAAACTCAACTTGTAACCCAATCTCAAATTAACGAGGGATATTAAAATGGCAGGATATTTTTCCTATTTTCCTAATGTATATGCTGGTGAGGGTGTCGAAGATGATGAAGCATTCAAATACCGACTAGTTAAAAATATTTTTAGAAAAATTAGAGCAAGACCAGATTTAAATCAATATACAACTCTTTTTGAATCATATTCAATTAGAAGTGGTGAAACTCCTTCTACACTGGCATCTAAATTTTTTGATGATCCTAAGTTAGATTGGGCAATTCTCTTAATTAATGATATTACTGACGTATATGAAGAATGGCCAAAGAGTTCTGAACATTTAGAGGATTACGTAGATGAAATCTATACTTCCGATAAAAGAGATGACATTCATCATTGGGAAACTAACGAAGTTATACTTGATGATGGTACACCAGTTATCAAAGAAGGTATTCAAGTAACTGAAGACTGGAGAACTATAATGCCAAATGGTGATGTAAAAGATGCAGAAACATCAATATATCAAGTAACTAATTATGAGTACGAATATTTTAAGAATGAATTAAAAAGGCAAATTTTACTTCCAGTTGGTAACATGCTGAATATCATGATTGAAGAGTTCGAGGACTTAGTTGCATATGAACCTCATAACGAACTTGATGCAGCAAACAACAAAAAAACAGTATTGAATATTACCTCTAGATTCTTAAATAACACAGGATCTGTTAGTTTTGCTAGTGCAGCTCGTTCTGTAATAAGTGGATCTGCTGAAGTTACCTATAATGATGGACCTGGTAATGTTGGTGGTACGAATACTTTATCATTAAGTGCTGGAGTTAGTAATACAGTAACTACCACTTCTAGTACAAGCACAACTAGTAGTTCTTCAAGTTCAAGTAGTAGTAGCAGTAGTTCTAGCAGCAGTTCTTCTAGCAGTTCTTCTAGCAGCAGTAGTTCTGGATCTTCTGGTAGCGGTTACGGCGGCGGATACTAAAAAACCCTACAGACAAAAAAATACCCCGAATTTTTTTCGGGGTATTTTGGTAATAAAAAGTTGAATTATATATCAACCTCCATCAATATCACAACCTATCACACTACCACTGACAATTCCAAGAGGGATTGCCCACCAACGTCCATCCCCTTGAGATATTGCTGCGGCAGCTCCACCACCTAAGATACCCCCAAGGATTGCTCCTTCACTACACTCATTACCATCGGGTGATGGTTCTCTTTGCCAAATTGGTGGTGATGGTCTATGTCTCCAGCATGGTACTTGAACAGTATCATACCATGAGTTAATATAACCTGGTCTTCTTGCTGTACCAGGAACATACTCTTCTCTATACTCTTGACGAGTACATGTACTAGAAGATGAATGTCCTGGTTGATAACTATTTGTCGCTGATCTATACTCTTGAGGAGTAGAACTTGATGCTGTTGTAATCCATCTGTCAAACCAATTTCTAGAGGGAGCATCATTATATGCTTGACGATTACTACGATCACCAATACTCTCTGCACTAACAGGGGCAATTAAGAATGGTAGTAACAACAGAGGTAATGCTTTCATTGTAATCCTTTTTTATATGTATATTATAGCATGAAAAAGGGGGTGTGTAACCCCCTTTGTGACAGTTTCCTATTTGGTTTCTAGGATTGCTTCTTTAATCACCGTCTTTAATTGTCTTAGTTTCTTTTTACCAAGACCAGCACGTGTATCTATCTTAACCTTCAACCAATATACAAAGGCAAGTACCAGTATAAACTGGATACCTTCACCCCATGACAGGTTCCATGCTTCATTAAGATCTAATGATGCTGCTGCCATGTAATTTCCAAATTCGGTCATTGTTTAATCTTCACCTGCAAGTTTAGCAAAGTATGATAGAGTGTCGTCTGAATCCTCAACAGGTGACGAAGCAACTGCACTCTTAAGACCAGCAAGGTCAGATTCATTGAAACCACTAGAAGGTTTTGGTTCATACTCCTCACTATCAACATTGATATTAGGACGTACAGGTGCAGCAACACCTTTACCAAGTACCAAATTCAAGCGTGTTGTAAGTTGCTCGTAAGACTTGAAGTTCTTCTCTGCTTCAAACTCTGCAAGAGAGTAACCCTCTTTCCAGATAGACTCTAGTTTATCATCATCGAAGTTACCTAGGACTTTAGGTGCAGCGAATTCAGACTTGTCATAGTTCCAGTAACCATCAACCTTGCGGATCTTCAATTTGAAGTCGGCACCCTTCCAGAAATTGAAAGGATCAACAGGAGACTCGTCTGCAAATGCAGGTTGCATTGCTTCAATGAGTTTATCAAAGATCTTCTTACCAAACTTGTAGAGGAAGACACGACCCTCATTCTCAGGATGAGCAGGATCTTGAACAACGTAAATATTGCTGTAGTAAGAGAGTTTACGTTTCTGAGCACGAGCGACCTCTTTATCGCTATCACGACCACTGTTCCAAAGTTCCCTGTTCAGTTCTCCAACGGGATCATCCTTACCAAGTGTAGTAAGACTGTTCTCAATGTACCACTGTCCACCTGGACCTTTAAAAGCATGACTCCAAACCTTTGCCCAAGGCATCTCTTCTCCATCAGGAGCAGGAAGGAATCGGATGACTGCGTAACCGTTACCAGACTTATCAAGTTCAGGTTTCCAGAAACGTTCGTCAGCAGAAGAACCAGCAGCAGGCTGATTCAGTTTATCAATCTCTCTGGATAATTTTGCAAAGGTATCACCCTTAGATGATGCCTTTTTAAGAGAGGCAAATGACATTTCGTATTCTCCGTATTAAGTGTGTTGTTTTGGATTGTTACTGTGTAATCGTAACATACTATTTAGGTTTAGTCAACCCCCTCGTCGTGCAGTTGCATCGAGTGTTGAGATCATGGCATCCATG